GTATGCAAGAAAGTCTTTCTCTAAAAATGTAAGTCTGATGATGCCTGTAAAATTCTCGGTCTTGTTATATGCCCTTAAAGCCTTATCGCAAATGCTCTTGCCCTCTCCGCTTTCGTAGCCCTCGGTTAAAACTCTCAGCCAATCAAGCCTGTTCATTCTCTTAAGCATCTCATCCATATCAAGATTGGTTGTTACCTCATGTCCGTCTACAAATCTAAACTTTCTCATCTTTATACCTCCTTGCTCCAATCGGTTGCCACTTGTTTTGCCTCTTTTAAGGTGCTTGCGTATCTTCCCTGTAAGCTACCTTTCTTGGACACATAATACTTACCATGAAATCTTCTGCAATTAGAGGATGTCTCGGTAATTCTGTATGCACCATCCTCGGAAATCCATCTGCTTAATTCCTTTGTAAACTTCATATCCATGCCCTCCATGTGAATTGATGTATCCTTGATTCTCTTCGAGTATACACCCATAGAATAACAATGTCAATGGGCAAATTAAAATTTATCTTAATTTTATTGCAAAGAAAAACCCTCCGCCTCTTTCGAGGGGAGGGAGCTTTCTTAGATTGAGTGTACCAATGTTCTGATGTGGAGCTTTTGGATGTTGTAGCCACCTGCTAAGATGGTCTCTACATTGGCTCTACCATCCTTGCCATGTACGATGCCTGTAAGTACAGGGAATCCGCTGTTTCCGCTCTCTGCGTGGATGCAACTCCAATCTGTAACCTCACCTGTGATTTCCTTTACTCGGTTGTACAGGTCGATGATAAGAAGCTCGGCATCCTTAAGGTTGCTCTTGTGGATATCTTCATCGCTCATGTAGCGCATCTCTGCGTTTGCTCGGCTATAAAGCTTGTAAAACTCTTTCCATCCAAGCTCTTCGTATCTCTTGGTGTAAAACTCTCTGCGCTTCTTGTCGGTCTCATCCCATCTTGCTACAAGCTCATCCTTGAGAGCTTTAAACTGTTCGGGCATCTCCTTTGCCCAAAGTTCCTCTTTCTCCATCTCGCCTGTAAGCTGTTTGTTGTACTTCTCGATGGTAGCCTCGATGTTAGGGATTTCCTCCTTGATTCTCTCGATGTCCTTGTAAAGCCACTTGATGTCACAGGCAATCCATACAGCATCATCATGCTTGGAATCGCTGTTGCAATGCTCATTTACCATCTCCTCGTAGGTAAATCCGAGCTTCTCGATTGCCTTTTTCTTCTTCTCGATTAATGCCTCTTTCTTGGTGATGGTGTTCTGTTTCTTCTCCATCTTCTCGGTTGCCTTTGCTATTCTCTCGGTAAGTTGTGCTTTTGTCATATCTTGTTCCTCCTATGGTGTGGGGTATGTCCCCTGTTGATGATACAAGTATACACCCATAGGATTTAATCTGTCAACAGGCAAATTAAAATTTCTTTTAACTTTTTGAGGCATAGAAAAAGCACCCTTTCGGATGCCTTTCCTGTTATACTTCTGCAATTTTTCTCATCACGCTATCGTAAAGCTTTGGATTGATGTAGATAAGCGTATCCATCAATTCATCAAGCACAGGGAATGCTTTTTCTATTCCCTTGCTCCTCACCATCTCTGAAAAGTCGCTTGTGCTGTAATAGCTCTCATCAATTACGCTCGGAGACATTGCATAAGAATACGATTGAGATGGAGTTTCCGTATCTTTTGGGAACAGATTTTCCTTTATTGTGAGATAAGCCGCTAATTTGATGCATGTATTTGCATTGGGGTTACGCTCCCCTTGGCATTCGGCTATCGCTTCGATAAGGTCTTGCTCGGTTATCATAATTTCACCTTACATCTGTTCCATCTTGGTTATAAACTTCTGAAACTCCATTTTAGTGCGCTCATCGGGAGCATCTTCCATGAGGCTTCTAAGCTCCTCTACAAGCATATCGTTGTCTGAGGAGTATCTGCCCATAGAATCCCTCCGAGCATTTCTGCCTCTGCCTCTTGCGTAGGATGAGCCTCCTCTTCCGCCTCGGTTTCCTCCTCTTGTGTAAGAGTCTCTAGCATAAGAGCCATTTCTCTCATAGGAGATGCCATCATCGTACATCATTCTACCGCTGTACTCTTCATCCTCGTAGGATTCGATAATCTTATCGATGTTCTTAATCGCATGTGCTAACTTATCAACGATTTCCAAAACACCTACATCAAGCTTACCCTTTTTGCCGTATTCCTTAAGCTCTTCACAGAGCATTTCTTTAAGCTCATAAAGTGTATCCATATTCTATCCTCCTTTCTATGCAATGCGTGTTACCACAAGGTTTGCATTCTGTACCTCGATTAATGGTGTAGGCTCTGTTGTCGGGTCATCTGTGGTAGCATCCACATATCTTACCGACAATGAGAAGCAACAGCCCTTGGGTACAGTAACAATCGCTGTACTTGTCACATTGCCATAATCGTCAACCGCCGCAGGAGTGAATATTGCTCTTGATGTAAGCCTAGGCTCTCCATTAACAGCTACCGCAATCGCAATCGGGGTAACATCCCCTCCTGTAGGAATAGCGATATTGCCATTAAAGGTTACTTGATACCTAGCAAAGCAATTATTAGTGCATCCTCGGAGAATAAAAATTCCTGTCTCATCCTCGTGGTACACATATCCACGAGTGCAAGGAATAGAAGCTGTGAACAGAATGGGGCTATTGAGAGCCACATTCTGTACCGCATTTGCTAAATATTCAGCCATAGCGCACCTCCTTAGAAGTTGTTACCGCATCCACATCCGCAACCATTGTTGTTGCAAGTGAAAATCGGTGTTCTGCCATAGACAGGAGTGGTGGGAACAGGGCAATTATTAAGCCTGTTATAAAGCGCATCAACCTCATTAGCGAAGCCCTGTGAGATAAACGCATTCTGTGCGGTCTGAGATTCTCTGAGAGATGCCATGTTAAGCTGTGTCTGAAGTTCGTTGATTCTGTCATTCTTTGCATCAACCTGTGCCTTAACACCATCCAACTCAAGCTGACATAATTTGTCGAGGATAGCCTGTGTTCCTCTTGTCTGAGAGTCGATAATATCTCTTGTGTTCTGATATGCGGCTGTTCTATCTGCACAATTCTCTGTTGCTACAGTATATTTGAGGTCTGCAAGTCCTGCACGATTCTCACAGCAACAATTCTGTAATGACATACCGATGTCATTCATGCCCTGTGTTACGGCTGTCTGTGCCGCAAATGCCTGTTGCATGTTGGCAATCTGTCTTGCGTTTGCTCCCTGTTCAACTCCTGCGAATCCGTTAGCAAGTGCCATCTGTACATCACCACAGCAATCGCAAAGCTGAGTCTGTAATGCGCTGATGCCATCTCTTACGGATGTTACGCTATCATGGAGCTGTGCATCTCTGAATCCATCAGAAACATTGTTGTTAATGCCCTGCTGTCCATTCATAAGCCAAGGGAAATCATAGCCGAGCTGTGCGTTACCGCCAAAGCCTCCGCCAAATCCGTTATTTCCCCATCCAAGGAGTAAGAGGAGAATAATCCATCCCCAATCTCCGCCAAAGCCTCCATTGCCAAAGCCATTGCCTCCACCATACATGGGAGCAACAGGCATCACAAGGTCACTTCCGTTTCCGTCTGTTAGTGCCATAGTTTTACCTCCTATAGTTTTTGTAGGTTAGGGATTACGCTCGTATAGCTACGCAATCCGTTTATATCAAAGCCTTGCGCACCGACTTTAATACTTATCTTCCGAGCATCTTCTGAATCTGCTGTGCTTGCTTTACAGCCCGATTATATTGCTCCTGTGATACCATGCCCGAATTGAGCATTTCCTGTATCTTTTGGTTAGGGTCTCCCGAATAAGACTTTTTGAGCCTTTGGAGAGTATCCCAAAACCTGTTTACATTGAAATTACTTTTTCCATTCATTGATTGATAGAGTGGATTCATACTAAGCTCCTATCTCCTTTTTTACGATTTCGCTTATTTCACCCTTAATTTCCTTTTTAAGGGCTTCTAAATCATCTTTGGTTGCGTAATCCTCTGTTCGTGATTCAATGCCTCCTAGAGGCTTCTGAGGGGCTTCTCGCTCCCTTATAGTGTAATCGAGTATCTTTATGCTCGGCATGCCCGAAGCATCTGCCGATTTGAGATAGATGGTCTGATTCTCGCTATCCCATAAAGGAATCGTCTTGTTTGGGGCTACAAGGAATGATTTTGCTCCTGCCTCTCCCTGCACCCATACTATGGGATTATCGTTGTTGTTAGCCATCGGATTAGGTGTAGGCGATGGGTACGGAGACAGGGGCTGTTGATAGGGATACTGAATAGGATAAGGGTATGCCATTATTAATCCTCCTTTTTAAACCAATAATACTGAGGGATTTCTCTCGAGGAATCCCAACTATCATAAATGTTACCATCTATTACTGTTGCCACATGCCTACCGAATCCGAGAACATAGATTCCTTTAGGGAAATCATGGCAAAAATCCTCGGCTGTGTAGCAATCGGGGCAAGTATCGGGCAAGGATTTCCTGTAAAAGCCATGCTCTCTCAGCACAGCTCCCCAAACGCTATTTGAGTGGGGCATGTCACCCATAGCAAAGCCATTGGCTGAGATTAAGGCATAAGCACTCTCCCAATCTATGCCAAGAGCTTTGGCTACCGCTCTTATAGCGCAATCTTCCACTTTTCTTCCTGTCGGATTAGGATTGTACTCTATCCACATAATAATCTGCCTCCACAGAGAATATATACTCTTCTAAGCCCTCAAAACCGAAGTTCTTATGGACATCATACGCTATGCGTGTAGCCTCGCTTATGCTATAGCCACACCGCTTCAATCGCTCTATGTAATTTGATAGATAGCCATATATTATCTCCATGCTTTAAGGATAAAAAAATAACCCCGATTATTCGAGGTCATTTTCGCATCACTTTTGGCTCATTTATAGATGTTTAAAGATTGTTTCCTCTCCCTTGTAAATAATCCTCTTTACTTGGGATACCGATAAATCAGATTCCTCGGCTAGTTGTTCATAGGTATGCCCATCAATCAGCCTTGAGGATAATAGCTTTCTGTCTCTATCCGAATGGATGTATTCAGTTATTGCTCTCTGAATCTCGGAATTGGAATAATCTCTCATTTCTTTTTCTTCTTAACTCTGCCTGTGCCTCCGCACATGTTGCATTTTACATAGCCACTATTTCCGCTTGTCTTTCTTCTTCGGGTCTTAATCGTTACTGTCTGCTTTACTCTCCCCATCTATCTTAATCCCTCCTGTGCCATTAATGATTACATCACCTTTATCCCAATCTGCTTCTTGCTGTACTGTGGTGGTAACATCCTCGAATTGCATCTCGTAGAGAATCCACAGGGCATTTGTACCGACAAATAATACCATCAGCACTATCGCTAATACCCACAGCCTCTTTATTGTGCGCTCAAGCCTCGCACAAGCCCCCTCAAACACCGCAAAAGATATTTTATCGTTATCCATGTTAAAGCCCCTTTCTCGGGCTTATTATAGCCGATAGAGAGGGGCTTTGCAACTAATCTTCTAATTGTTTGTATAAATCTCTGCGAATCAGATTCTTGATGTAACCTTGCTTGTTGGATACCTCCGCCAACTTCCTCAAGATGTCATCATCTGTCCTCAGATTCAGCTTTAAGTGTACCTGTACTGTGTGGGTCTCCTCATACTTCTTTGTTGCTCTCTTTTCTGCTTCTGTCATCTCTTATACCTCCTCGGGATAAATCTCTATTGCTTTCTCGGTCTCACTACGCTCAATGAAAACCCCATCATCATCGCACACCCTACGGCTCTCCATGTGGGTTATCTGCCACCTAGAGAGGCTAAACCCTCTTTCTATTGCCCTGCTGTTGGCTAGGTCTATCTCTTTCCTCATGTCCTCAACTGTGAGTGCCTGTGCGGATAGCCAACAGCTCCCTGTTAAGCTCCTTGCTCTGTAACATTCTGATATAATTATATCTTTCATTTTATCTCCTTATCTGCGGTCTTACCTCCTACCGCAAGGGATATGATTTATCTAATCAACTCATAGTATCCATACAGGGGCTTGTATCCGCTATCCCATGTATCATAGTATTTGCCATCCACCACAGCCACCACATGATGCGCCACCTTTGCGATGTATCTGCCTGTTGGATGCTCCTTGGCAAAGCTGTCTACTGTAGGTCTCTTTGTCCCTCGGGTATTGGAAATCCCATGATACTCAAATCCGAGCCTTGCCAAGCTTTCCTTGCCTATCTCGCAAGAGCCTCCAAATATTGTATAGGTCTGCATCTCTCTGCATATCGGAATTGTGAGGTCAAATGCCTCTAGCCAAGTAATCCCGAGAGCCTTGCTTAAGGCTCTCACTTGGCAATCGCTGTAGCTGTCTTTAAGGTCTTTCTTGTTAGGTTGGTAGTATTCGTATCTCTTCATCTTATGCCCTCCTCTGATTGACACAGGAGAAAGCTATCTGATTTCCAAATGCTGTATGGTATCCGCTTTCTCTTTCCTCTGCCTCTTCTAATGTCGGGTAATCTGTTACCTCTTTCTCCCCTGTATCCCAAATGATTACTAATTCATACCTCATATCCTGTTCCTCCTTACTCTTCTATAGCTTCTTCTATCCAAAATCTCTGCCCACAGCGGTCAATGTAGAATCCATCTACAGGCTTTCCAAAAGCTTGCTCCAATCTTTTTTTTGCTTCCTTTTCGGTCTCAACCTCCATAGCAATTCGCTCTCCTGTGAAATTGTCTACCTTTGCTTTAATTATCCATTTACTCATGTTCTGTACCTCCTTATCCTATCTCGTTCTCAAATCTATCATTCATATTTTCCTGTGTCTTTGCATTGTAGATGCATACAATCTTGTTGCCCTTGGCTCTCTGTAAGCAACACTCAACATGTAAATCGTGAATGTTCTTAACGAAAATGCTCTCACATCTGCTTGTAAAAATCTCGTATTTCATACCCTGTCTCATATCTTGTTCCTCCTATGGTGTGGGGCTTAACCCCTTTCGATGGTACAAGTATACACCCATAGGATTTAATCTGTCAACAGGGAATTACAAATTTCTTTAATTTTTTTTGCACAAAAAAGGAAAGCCCCTAAAACAGAGGCTTTCCCAAAGATAGGAACAAGAAATATGATATGGTATGAGGTAGCTATATTATAGCCTTTCTACAGAAGCAATGTCAATTACTGTTTTTGCTCTTGTAGTTGATTGTGCTTACCCCGAGCAATCCTCCGAGAAGCACACCACAGGCTGTTATGGTCTGTGCTATCATCACTCCCAAATCCGCCCATCCCCATATCTTGCTGATTACAACCACAAAGGTTGAGAGGCAAGGGAGAGCAACTATGGCAATCCACTTAAGTACATCAAAAACCTTGTTATTGAGCTTCATAAATTTTCCTCCTATTTCGAGGCATATATCATATATGCCAAAAATCCTATTATAGCTGTGCCGATTACTCCACCTATTGTAGATATCAGAGAAGTCTTAAAGGTTGACCAATTTTTCTTTGGCTCATCAGATATAGCCTCAACCTTATCGCCAATGGTCTGTATGTTGTCGGTAAGTACATCGAGCTTTTCGTTAAAGTTATCACCTTGGTTTTTCTGATTGACAGCAAGCTCTTTAACAGTTAAGACTAATTCACTTATTAGCTTTGCGGTATCCTCAACTTTCATAAGCCGTACCCCAAATTCCGTTAAGCAAATCTCATCCTTTTGAGTCTTTTCTCTGATTTGCTCAATCATGTTTTCACACTTGCGCAACCTCTCTTTGTAATCTGCAAAGGTGTTTTCATCCATCTATCCTACCCCAACAGCAACTTTTCCCAAGTCGCTCTCCTTTTTGTTATTTCACCATCTATGGCTCTTCCCTTTGAGTGTACCACATTCTGCTGATAAAGTTTAGTGGCATTTTTCATTTGTTCGCCAAAAGTGGGTATTCCTCCCTTTTTATCAGCCTCGATTGCTCCACAGTAATAGCCAAGAGCCTTGAAATAACGCTCAAGAGGGGTTACAAGTGCGTGGTGCTTGTTCCATACTGTCGATATCGTTACTGTCTTTTTAAAGGCATCCTCATTATTCGTAACCTTAAGGATTGTCCTTACATCAGACCTAAAAGCATAGATGTCATATACAGGCTTTACAGGCTTTTCATCTTCATCAAGGTGGTTAAGCTTTGCATTTTTGATAACTGTGGGGTAATCAATGTAAGCCCAAGATGCGTCTACCCTGTTGCTACCCGATGTGATGCCATGCGATGATGCACTCTCACTTGAAGTGTATTGCCACATTCCGTAGGGCTTTCCGTAGGTGCATTTGGAGTAATACTGTGCCACCCATTTATCGTAAGGTGCAATCACATTAGCATCGAGCTTGTTCTTAAGCCAATCAAGGTTAGCATAGATGCCTGTGTAGTATCCTGCTTTCTGTATCTTCTCGCACCACTTAGCCACAAGCCTTGACCTTTCGGCTTTTCCAAGATTAGTCCACCCTACGCAATGCGTCTGTCCCTCTACATCAATCCATACAGGCAATTCAAGGTGTTTATCCTTTATCTTTTCAAGCACCCAATCGGTCTCCATCTCTACCATTGCATCGGTATAGGCAAGGGTAAAGTAGTAAATGCCAACAGGCACTCCTGCATCGTGGTATGCTTTGTAGTATTCCTCAAATTTCTTGTCAAGGGCAGGTTTTAAAGAGCCATACCCTGTAAAGCCTATTCTAAGAATTACACCATCAGCATTAAGCCTTGATGCGTCTACCTTTGTTTGATATTCTGATATATCAATAATTAATTTTGCCATAGCCTTATTCCTCTTTTACTTCTTCCCAATTAACTGCGTTATCTTCTTCCTTACCAACAGGTATAAGTTCTCCATATCCATTTTCACCTACATAACATTCGCCGTATATATGAGTAAGTGCATATCCTACTATTTTCATTTTTTCACCGCTATTATGTTTATAGGTTTTTCCAAGTTCAAACTTCATGCTGTTACCTCTCTATATATCCATAGGTGGGGATTCGCACCCCACATGAGTCAGATTTTTGCGCCAACCACTCAAATATGAATAAGCCTACATCGCAATTGACTTATTACCCTATTTGCGTCTACCTATTCCGCCACTATGGATTGTTTACTCTGTTACTTCGTGGCTGATTACTTCCTTGTACCCCTTAACAGCGTCAAGGTTTTCATCTGCAATCATTACGCAAGCCGTGATTACATCGGGAGCGTTCCACAATGTCTGACATACGCCGTGGAATTTAACCTTTGCTTTGTCAAGGTCTGTGATTCCCTCGGAGTCGATAAAATAGTTTCCGTTTGATACTTTGATGATTGCATACTTCATTTTTTATTCTCCTTTGCTTTATGAATAAAATCCGTTTTTAACATACATAACCTTGCACGATACAGTTACTGTCGTTGAGAGATTTGTGACGAATCGCATTGTCACACTTGTACCTGCGTCATTTATGGAAACAATGGAAGGTTGTACCACGGCTGTGGTCAGTGGTATGTTATAAGACACAATACCTATTGCTTTATATTCACTTATTTGTGGAACATCAATGCGTACGTCGGTCTGTGTTGATGCCGTGGTGGTTACAGATTTTGTTATGGTTGACACCTTGATTATGCCGTTTATATCATGTATAGCATTGCTTACATTCGTTACCTCAATATTAGTCCCAACAGTAAAGGTTGCTCCGCTTGCAATAGCGGTTTTGACTCTGTAAAGTGTACCGCTGACGTAGACCAATTCGCCTACGCTATATGCTCTACTTGCTGTAGTTCCACTTTCTACTGTGGCAATGTCGGTTTTAGGGGCTAACACATCATCATAGTCACCATCTAATCGCTCCCAATAAGTCGGTCTTTGGTCGGCAGGTAAAGCATTGTATTCTGCCAATGTCATCTTCGGTAGTGTATTTGCACCGCTTATTAATATTCCATCTTGGTATAATGCCATTTTGTGCCTCCTTTTATGATTAATAAATTATTTCTAATACACTTCCAATACTGGGAACAGTAGCACTTTCGTTATTGTAGTACACTGTACCATTAGAACTAATTGTTGTTGCGTAAGACACGCTACCACTTGCACTAACAGATAAAGCATACATAGCAACATTTGCACCCGAAACGGTTGTAACACCGAAACGATACAATACACTGCTCATTGTCGAAAGGTGATAAAGCTGTGCGCCAATCTTAAACTTAGTATTTATGCCAACTTTGTCATATTCAATTAACGCAAATAATTCATTCAATAATGCGCTAAGTGTTTTTGTACCATCCGCTGTTACGCTTACGCTTCCTCTATCACTTTCCACAAGCCCTGCAATAGTCTTATCATTCTTCATTAATGTTGACATAGAATTTCTCCTTTCATAAGAATTTTATGCCGTAGATACAGATTGGAATACATAAAGTGTTGGTTATTTCTTGTGTATATGCTATTCTCGCATCACTTATATGTATAACTGTAGGAGAGTAACTTGACGTAGTTCTAATAAAGTTTGACGATTTTGCGGGGGTTGTACTTGCATCTTCATACGCACAATCTAACAAAGCACCTGCATTTTTTCGACAAACTACAGATTTTTCATACAGACCACCAATAACTAATCCATAGATAATTAGCGACATATCGTAATCATCACTTGATAATGTAATATTTTGTGCAGGGAAAGCAACGTTCGGATTAGGGTTTTCCCATAATATTTGCATTGAAACAACGCTCTTTGCATACGGATTATCGGGTTCATCTGTGGTATGGATAAATCCCTTTTTCTGTGCGGTGGTTAAGGATTGCATCTGTGCGCTTGTCATTTCACGCACGATGTTTACCTTTGTCCTGTCATTTGTAGCATCATCCTCGGTGTAGACTCCTACGAATTGCAGGTTTTCTTCTTGGGGCATTGTGGTCGCATTTGTGTCCTCGATGGTGTGACCGCCACCGCCTCCTCCACCGCCTGTTACATTCACGATGGTCTTATTGTTAGTGGAATCATCGGTAACGCTTACAGCCCCGACAAATTGTAGGTTGTCCCTCGTGGTCATTACGTTGCCGACTTTATCAACGATATCGTGACCTGCTTTATTAGGCGTTACCATTGCAAGCTTTCCCTGCGCATTTAATGCAGGTATCTGCCCCTCCGAGCCTGTTGCCTTTATCTGTGCAATCGTGTAATCGTCATCAGCAGGCGTTACAACCCCTGTACGCCCCTTAAATGATGTAACCTTATCTTCTCCCTCTAAGTCGGATATACGCTCATCCTGCGCCGATAAAGCCATATCGTGCTGATATAGAGCGTTATCCATCTTGTTAAGGTTAGTTTGGTTTAAAGGTGTTGCCGTACTCGGGTCATTTTCAAAATTAATCCTCTGCGGATAAGATGGGGTATAAGACATCTTTTACTCCTCCTGTTGCGTGTAAGCGTATGTATCAACCGCCTCGGTCAATTCATCGCCCTTTGCCTCAAATGTATCTTTTAAGCTGTCAATTCCTACCAACTTTCTCTTATAAACGAAAGTTTCAAAAACGTCATTGTATGTCCTAAAATTAATTCTATCACCGCACTCAAGCCAAGGCAAGCCGACAAGCGTAGATTTAAAGGGAATGTAATTATTATGCGATATCTCGGTAAACATCTTTGACAATACCGCCTGTACATCTGCCATCAAATCAAATTCGTAATCCATATTCTCATTGCAATAATAGATGTTATCATCAATAACGTATGTATTTTTATCATCCGAGCCTGTATATTCCCATACAACGGACTTAGGCTCGTTTGATGTTCCGTCCTTGACTATCTGTATCCTACCGATATCCTGTACTGTGTAATCCTCGGCTCTAAGCGTGATATAACGCCCTGCCTCAAGGGAATCGCCCACGCCATCACGAGGAAACAGGTAATCCGAGGGATAAAGCGTATCAGACGGATACAAGCCTGCTTTAGTGGCATATACAAACTCGGGTAATCCGTACCGCCTATCAAGCCTAAATAAGCAACCGCATACCTCTAAGATTGACCTTACTACATCCCTGCCTGTCTTACTTGATTGGATAGGGAATATCTCCCTTGTAAAGTAGTTGTAGTACATCAGCCTTTCCGATGCGTTGGTAAGCTTGTACTCGTCCTCTATCTCGTAAAGCTGTATTTTTGACAAGAGTAATGCTGTGTCGGCTAATTGTTCATATCGCTTATACAGCGCAGGCACATAAATAGTAAGGGTTACGCAATCGCTCGATATAGCGAACATATCGCCCTTATCTACAAGGTATTTATGCTCATCGCCGTTGGAGTCGGTTTCTACAACAAGCGTATCGCCTTTTGCAAAGCCCCTACCCAATGGGTCAAATACATCCGTAAATTCGAGCAAAACGTTGTGAATAATAAAATCATCCGTCATTGGCTCGGTTGTATAAGGCGCAGGAGCATTTGTATAGGTTGCCATATATCTATGGCTTGTATTGGGGTTATTTACAACCATTTTATAGTAATAAAGTGTGCCGTAAAAATCATCCGACCTTAACCATTTAATCCACCTTTCTCGGGATACTGATGATGCGGTAGGTGTGATATCCTGTATTTTCGTTACAGTATAATTGCGGATATCATCAAGCCCGAAAAACTTAAGTGCGGAATACACCGAGGAATAAATCTGCCTTGCAAATTCAAAGCCATTGCCTGTATAGCTACCATCCTCGGTCTCACTATTGATGCCGAACATATACACGCTGTTCCAATCGCCTGCCTTGTTTGCAAGGTTGGTCATTTTGCTGTATGCTAACACGCTATACTTGATAAGGCTACCCTCGTAGGACTTATTGATTTTATCGACAACATACACGCCTAATGGAATATAGCTATTTGCAACCCCATCAAGGCTCATTTCGGGGTAAAGCAAATCCCCCACTCTAAGCCTGTCATCGTTTACTACAGTAAACTCAAATATAGATGCCTCACATAATCCGTACTTAAGGTTATTCTTAGAGGAAAGTGATTCTGTAATGTCATTGCTTTCTTCCTCTAAGGTTTCCTTAGTGATGTAACCGCTAAAATAATCATCTATGTTAAAATCGGGAAGATTTTTTAACAATACAACATTGCTTAAATTGACATCATTTCTCGTGCCATATAGGACTTTAACTTGCTGAATTTCAAATCCCTCGTAATAATACTGTGTAGGCAATAAAGTGTAGTCATAGCATTCAATGTATATATCGGCAAAATCACTTATTCCATTGTTTATATCAAATGTAAGTACGACATCGGCGTATTGCCCTGCACTTTTCTTGTAATCAAGGGGATTGGGCATCGGAACATAGGAATAGCTTGTTGCCCCATCAGCGTCCTTATAGCCAAATATCCATCTCGCATTTGGCTTTAAATATTCCTCGTGTAATTGCTTTAAATTTATTTTAAAATAAAATGTTATGGTTTTTGCTGTCCCGAGTATTTCGATATCGTCACCATAGCTGTTCCCGAATACTCGATGATATGGATAATATTTTGAAATAGGCGTACTACTACCTCTGCTACCCATATCATATATAACGCTATTCATAGGCAATCCCATATTGATATTAGATATCTCTTTTATATCCTTATGGGCAAAGCCTATGCGAAAGTTTTTTGCTACCGAGTCTTTAACGTATTTTTGCTTTGCCTCATTGCTAATATTTATCATACTTCAACAAGCCCCACAGTTAATTTGTACTTTGTTCTCTCTGCATCTATAACCTTGCGATATTCAAGGTTAAGCGTTGCATAGCATTGTATCTCTACTTTCCTGTTGATATCGCTACCCACATATACAGTTATGGTTAAAACGCCCTCATCATCGGTGTTATCGTGGAAACGATGTATTAAAGCGTCATAATCATCGCTTGAAAAGCAGAATATCTCAAAGCTACCCTCTACCCTGCGCCTGTACTCGTGCTGATGCAGGCGATGCATAGCATCCGTCCAATCATCGTGGACGGATACCGATTGCATCGTATAGGTTGATTCGTTGATATATTGGCTTATGTCTACTCCATCAATGCTTACTAATTCTGCATACATATCCTATACTCCTATGCGTAACCTGTCGCTTTCCTGTAAATGTCCTCTCGCTCCTTAACCGCATCAAAAATACCATCCATATTGGGGGATAACTTAACAACCTCTTTATCCCTTATCTGCATAAGCACTTTGATAACCTCGCTTAAATCGCCAAGTCCTCTTGATGTCATTGTATCATTTCTGCGGTCATTTGTCACACTTACAATATCATCCTTAAAATCAAAGGATTTAGCAATCTGCTTTGCAACCAAGTCCTCGTTATCCTCGACACCCTTGGCGAAAAGCTCCATCATATCGGGGGCAAACGTGTGGAAGTTATGCAGGGGAGATTTCGGGTCTGTAGGCTCGGAAAATCCAATTAAGCCCTTAATCCTGCTTGCTACGTTCTGCACAGTATTTACAACCGCCTGTATCTTAGACTTAACGCCGTTAGCAAAGTTTACAAGCATATCTGCGCCCCAAGTGTTCGCCTTTATCGCTAAATCTGTAAATCTTTCCTTTAATGCGTTGTAAATCTTCTTTACCGCATTGGCGATTGTAGAGCCAAGATTTCCCAAGCCGTTTGCAAGACTTACAAGCAAATCCTTACCTGCCTGCTTTATCTGTGGTGCGCTTTCTTTAAAGCCATTTACGATGCCTGTAATAATTTCGGGGACAGCTTTTACTATCTCAATCACAATCTCGGGTAGGGCTGTAATCAACGAAATAAACAGCTCGATTCCTGCGGAAACAAGCTGAGGAATTGCGCTCAACAGGGCTACAATAACGCCTGTTATTATTTGTGGCAAGGCTTTTACGATAGTTTTCATTATATTGGGAAATTCACGAACAAGCGCAAGCACGATAGAAATAACAGCATTTATGATATCGGGGATTGCCCCTACCACGAAATTTACAATGCCCATAATGATATCGGGTAGCTTTGAAATCAGCATAGGTAATCCGTCTTTCAAGAGCGATTCTGCGATTGATTGTACCAATCCCAACAGGCTCGACAGGATATCGGGGAGATGGTCAAGCAACTTTGTAATCAACGTTAGCACCGCATCCAAGACTTTCGGGAAAAGCGTAGGCAAGGTTTCCGTCAGCGTATCAATAACGGTTGTTATTATATCGCTTGCTGAATCTACCAAGCTCGGCAAGGCTTTGACAAGTCCAATTGCCAAATCTTTTATTACGCTAATTCCTGCTTTTATGATTTTAGGGGCATTGGAAATCACAGAATCTGCCAAGCTCATAATGATTTTAGAGCCGACATTTAAGAGCTGTGGCATCTTTTCGGTAACATTTGTAATTATATTATCAATGCCCTCGGATATCTTTTCTGCCCCTGTATCGTAATCACCTGCAAAAAGGTCGGTCAATCCACCCATTACAGTTGTTATTGATGGTAGGAAATCAGACAACAGGTTTCTTGTAAGACTCTGCTGTGCGGTCTGCATATCCTGTAATTGGTCTTGGAAAGATGCGCCTGCCTTTACAGCCTCATCCGATAACACACCGCCTAACTCGTGTACTCGGTCTTTCATCGCTTGCGTTTCCTCGGCTGATGTGTTTAAAAGTGCGCCTAACTCCGTTGCTCCTCTGCCTAACAACTGTCCTGCAATATAAGTGCGCTCTGTTCCCTCCTCCATATTCTGCAAGCCTGTTATAACCGATGAAAAGATATCCTCCTGCGACATTGTAGCAAGTTGCTCCTCGGTTATGCCAAGCTGTGCAAAAGCCTCGTTGTTATTCTCTACGGCATTAGCCATAGTTTTCATAGATGCCTTGAGGGTTTCCATAGATGTACCCGAGTGTTGCATTACAGCATCCCACTCTTGGTATGCCTCTGCGGATATACCCATTTTCTGCGACATCTTATCAATGTTATCGGCATACTGTGCAAGGTCTGTTGTACCATTTACAAGCGCACCGCTTACAGCCGATACACCTGCTACTGTTGCCCCGACTACAGCCCCGACACCTGCGCCGACTTTGCCAAGCCCTCCGAGGATTTTGCTACCTGCGGATGATGCGTTGCTTTCCGCACCTTTTAATCCGTCCTCGTATTTACTTGAATCAAGTGACAATGTAGCCACTAAATCAAATATATCCATATAATCTATCCTCTTAATTTACTCCGTATGCCCTCTATTATGCCTGTAGGGGTGCGTGTTTCTATTGTAGGGTTAATTATATCGTAAAAGCGCATATTAAGCCCTAAATAGCCTTTTAACGCATCTGTAACATAAATGCGGTATGCCTCCTCACGCTGATATAATCTATAACGTGACAAGACATACCGCATAAAGGGCTTTAGTTCTCGCTTGCCCCTGTATTCTCCATAGCAGGTGTAGTAGAGGTCTTTTCCATTGTCTCCACCTGCGATGTAAAAAGGTTTGCAAGCTCGGTATCGTTAAGCAAGTCGAGTAGCATTATCGGTATTTCTGCAAGGGATGGCTCGTAGGTTTCCACATCCTGCTGATTAAGGATTGCAAGGATAGTCAATACAGCCTTTTTATGCTGTTTAAGTCCTATCTTTACAGCCTCTTTGTAGTTTTTCATTCGTATCAAGCCTACGAGAATCTTATTCTGCGCAATTTCGGCTAATGGGTCAATCAAATCTGCCATAGCGTCCAATGCTTTTTCGCCTTTTATATCCGATAATCTCATTTATTATGCTCCCTCTGTTGCTGTTGCGACAATTACGATATCGCCTGTTGCCTGTGCGATTGTTACTGTACCTGCGGTGTATGCGGTAGTAGTGATGTCCTCACCACCCATAAGTACAACCACATTATCAAGGGTGTATCCCTCGTCTGCGGTAAGGGTAGTGGTAAACGCCTCGCCACTTGCTACATAATGCTCGGTGTAGGTGCTTGTAACGTGTGATAAGGTCTGTGATACCTTGTAGCTCGTTTCCTCGCTTGCATCCATTGAGTAGAATACCATAGGTACTTCGCTCTGATTGTTAATGGATACGTGACCTGTAAGCTCAAGGGCGGTCTGTCCTTTTCCATTCTTAGAGGTCTGCAAGCTGAAACCGCCTGTTGAAAGTGCGTTCTTAAGCTGAATTGCAACAAGTCCTCCGTCTGCCTTATCTCCTACCCACCAAATGTCGCTAAAGTCGGTCTGCGCAAGGTCTTTACGAGGTACGATTGCGCTTGTCTGTGCGTTGATATCTGCGCATCCAAGGGCAAGCTTGATAAGCTCGGGGCTTGTTCCAAGGGATGTGGTGGAAATCTTGCACTCCCAAGAATCAAGGTGCTTAAGCTCTTTCATATTTACAGGTACGTTGTCAACGTCCTCTCCTAAGTCCGAAAACGTAGGTACGCAAGAGGGGTTGATACCGCCTGTGGTTGCGCAAATGATATCCTCATCGGCAGGGGCTACAGGGTTTGCAGGATTAAATCTCTTAAGAAGTACACCTGCATCAAGCTGTAACGCATTAAAGGTATCCTCGGGAATTACTGTGAATTTTCCCATCGTTTGTCTCCTTTCATCAATAAGCCGTAAGATACTCGGCTTGTATGTTTAAATAAATCCTCCTCACATTGCCATCTTCATCGGACATGCGCTGTGCAAATGGTGTTCCCTTGGCTATGTAAAGCCTACCATTGTCGAGCTTGATGGATGGGGGATTCATCTTAACGATTGCCTCGGATATTTCCTCTGCCTTATCTGAGATATCTTTCCACGAATTGGAGCGATACCAAAGGGATGCCGACATGTTAAGTATATTTCCGAGGCTATCTGTTGCTACGCTATATGTTATGTAAGGCATTTGGGCATTATCGGGAACATCGGTTGAATCATAAGCCATAAGCCCAAACGATTGCCAAAAATTCTGTAACGCTTGTAATTTATTCATCTATGCTCCCTGTTAATGTCCACTCTTCGGCTGATACTTGCCTCATATCCAATGTGGCACTTACAGGAGTGTGGTTATCATCCCCATCGGATGTAACCCTAAAAATCTTCCCATCTGATGTCCTCTTGAATACATCGTGATATTGAAGATTGAGTGCCTTGGATGTGGTCACAGTATACAGAGCCGTTACACCTTGCTTTTCTGCTACTCTTGCTTCAATAGAGCTATCAAGCACTATTGCCGCCTTAAAAGGTGCGCCCTCTTTCCAAACTTGCGTATACCCACCATATCCATCCGCAATAGTGGTCTTGTCGAGGATTATGCAATTAACCATGTAATCATCAAGCAAACTCATAATTTCCTCCACAGCTTAAGCTTTTTTGCGAATGTTGATTGCCATGTGGGGGATGTGCTACCATCTGCACTTCCTCCACTAGCCTTGCTGTAGGAATACCCTCCGAAGCTTTCGGATTGGAAAGGAGACATTGCGACAGAATCAACGCTCTCATACTTGTCACACCAAGCTTTGATGTCATCTGCCAAGTCGAGTACATCCTTGGGGATTGCCATTAACCACAATCCCCCTCGGAATGTCTCATCTGTGAGCGTTAATTCATCGGTATATTGATATACTCCGTCATTAAAAACGCTTCCGACAATGCGGAAATACTGATTAGGCTGTATCTTTGACAAGAATAACGAATCCGTAACCTTGCCATCTTCGATAGTAACATCACCGATTATGCGCTCCTTGTCAAACCAATTATTCAATTCATGGCACAGCTCATTCAGCATTCTTCTTTGTCCTTTCCTTTTTTGCTTTAGAAGCACTAGAAGCCTTTTTAGTGGTTGATGTGGTGGGCTTCTTCTCTTTCGTAGGGTTTTCCTTGCTTTCTTCCACTACAGGCTCATCATTGATTTTCTCGGTCTCTTCGACTTCCTCAATCTCTTCGACTTCCTCGATTTTCTCAATCAGAGGAATGCCTCTCCTGTTTGCCGATGACGATAGCTCTTTATACCGCTCCTCACTAACCTCAAGCCCCTCGTGGGGGAATACATCCCCCACTTGATACTCGTGGTTGTGGTCTTTTAAGTCGGTAAAATACTTAATAACCCGATATCCCATATTAAGCTCCTGCGTTAGATACGCTTCTAGTGTAGTAGGTCTTTCCGCTCACTACCTCGGTATCCGTAGTGCGGAAATAGTTGTTATTTGCATCCTTTTCGTAGTACATCTTCTCAGCAGGGTTTCCTGTGGGAGATACTACAGCGGTAAAGGTCTCTGTACCTACATTTACTACAGCGATGCCATCAAGATACTCTGCCCAAAGAGTCATGCCCATAAGAGCGAATACCTCTCCTACCGCTGTGCCATAATTGCCATTAGCGTGGAATCCGATAAGATTGGTCTCTCCGTCTACTGTGTAATCAAGACCAAGCTTTGCAAATTCGGAATCGCTAGGGTCTACATAGTAGAGGTCGATATTCTCTACAGGTAATGCAATTACTGTTCCCTCTTCGATGTCGGGAGCGGAAAGGAGAAACAGGGTAGAATAACCCATGAAATCCTTTACATAGTTGATGCCGAATGCGGTCTGTACTGTGATGTTAGCCGCACCGATGTACCTGTAAGCATCAAGGATGTTTGCAAAGCCAACAACATCGGTTGCTGTCTTGCGCATGTGCTGAAACTTATCAAGTACATTTGCCTTTGCCATTGCAAGTGCCATCTGCCATGTTGATACCGCACTCGTGAGACTTCCTGTGTTGAGGAAAGTGTAGAATCTTGTAAGCACTCTAATGGTAAGCTCATTGAGAAATGCGTCATCGGTTTTCTGTACAGCTACAGCCGCTCCGTACTTGTTTACAGCTTCGATAGAGGTAGCCTTTGCATACTTCTCGATTTTTACATCTCCGTATGCAACTTCCTCAACCTCTGTCTGTGAGTAAGGGATTTCATTTCCCTCCCCTACTTCTCCATCCTCAAGAGTGCAAGAAGCCTTGTAAGCTACAAGCTTTGTTCCTGCGGTCTTTTTAATAGGTCTCATAATGCCAAGGATTGCTCTCAGAGCATCCCAATTCTGTGCGAAGCGTGATACAAAATCAAGCTCTCTCACAGTAACATCAATGTTTGCTTCTTTGGTCAAATTTTCCTTTGCCATTTTAATCCTCCTTGTTTAAGAGATACTCTCTCAAGGCATTCTGCCTCTCCTCAGTATCCTTGATTTTCATAATATCCTCTTTGCTTAAGACCTTGCCTCCATTTCCCTCGGGAGGGGTCTTAGTTTCCGCACCTTTCTTGGATTCCTTAACGATGAAATCTTCCCACTCTTTGGAAAGGGATTTCTTTAAGTCCTCGATGCCCTCAATCTTGCCATCTTTGTCAAGCTTGATATCCTCCATATTGGATACCTTTAAAACAGCATCAATTCTCTTCTCGGAAATACCGATTTCCTTAAGTAATGCCCTGTAAGCCTCGGTTTTAGTAGCCTTGGTTTTCTCGGATTCTATTGCTTTCTTGTAATCAGCAAATTCCTCCTTGATAGCCTCGTACTTAACCTTGTAGCTGTCTTTTGAGGAATCCTTAAGGGCTTCAAGCTCCTTTGTAAGCTTTTCAACCTCTTTGGTCTTTTCCTCGTAGTCCTCTGCGGATTTCTTGTACTTGTCTCTCTCCTCCTTGAGGGCTTCTACAGTTTCGCTATGTGCTGTGATGATTTCATCAACTTTCTCCTGCTCAATTCCTAGAGCGGAGAGGAATTTCCTTGTTAGGCTCATTTTATATCCTCCTATGCCTCGGCAAGCGTTACCTTGCTTGTTAGAATATGTTTACGCTTAAAGTATAAACAAACACTTGTTATTTTGCAAGCATTTATTATCAAAATAATTAATTCTAGCCCTTTAGCTCTTCTTGGGCAATCTCTTTGTATTCGGCTATATGCTCATCTATCGAGGGAGCTAAGAATGGTCTTGCCTCCATTCGGCTTGTCCCTAGCTCAACATAGGGGGCATATTCTACATTAGTGCCTACTACCATTGTGCTATCATCCTCTTTGCCATGAGATATGGAGTTTCTCAATCTTCCTGTATCAACAGGGCAATTCATCTTGGCATATCCCTCGGCAAGCAATCCCCATTCCTCGATTATCTTGACTTTTGCTTCCTCGAGTCCATCCAATGCCTCTCTTACTCGGTTATTTCGCACATCTATCTGCATAGCTCATCCTCTATCTGAAAAGAAATCCGCCCAAAAAGGATTCTCCTTATCAAAGATTTCTCGCTCCTTTTTGCTCAATTTGCTAGGGTAATCCTCAAATAGGTTGTAGGTCTTTTTCTTATCAAAGCTGAATATAAATTCCCCTGTAACCTCATTGCTATTGTCGAGCCACCACACCTTGTTTTCGGATTCTTTCTTGTACCAATTATTTGATGCCACCGCCTACTCCTTTCATTTGCTCACCTGTCGCTGTGTTCAAGTAACCAAGGATATCCTTAAATTCCTCTGTAGGTTTAAAGCTATCAACAGGTGTTAAGGTCATAGTGTGTTCAACAGGCTTTCCTGTCCATTGGTTTTTCTGTAGATTCTTCATGCAACCAAAACGATTTCTCAAGGTTTCCTCTATCTTCTTACCCTCTCCAAAACTCTTCCATCCATTGCGTGATGATTGTAGCTCGAGATATTGCAATCCCTCCTCTACGTTGCGGATTATGGATGCATGGCATCCTGTTCTAAGCATATACTCAACATCTTTAGGGATTCCTTTGATTATTTCCGCTACTTCCGAGGCTTCTCTTAAAACTGTATAATCTACAGCATCCGCATTGGCAACCTTTAGGATTTGGGCAATGTTGTAATTTCTGCTAAATACATATTGGCTCTTTCCACCTCTGTAATCGGTGACATCCAAGCCTTGCTTATTAGCCACATAAGACATAGCCAAGGATGCACAAGAGCCTTTTGTTTGGTCTGCCCCTCCAAGCTTGTCTATAAGCTCTTTCTCGGTTATGCTTTCGTTTAGCTCTTGCACAGGATTTTCCTTAACATTGTTGCGCTCAATGTCTTTCATCACTCTATCGTATGCCTGTTGGTCTCCATGCAATGGCTCGGCTTTATCTTCGGGCTTTGAATCGGATTTCTGCTTTTCCTTTTCGGCTTTCCACTTCTCGTAATCAGCCTTATCCCGATAATCTACATCCTTATACTCATGCCCTTTCAGCACAGCTACCATAGTGCAACGGCAATTATATACCTCGCTCGGGTCTCCGCTAGGGTCGGCAGGATACATGAGCTTATTGGGAAACTCCTCCTCGGTATCCACCACAATTCTATCAAGCTCCCTGTGGCTCTCTCGGGTACGCTCATCTTGGGTAGATATCCACATTTTCCTCATTTTTATCCCCATATCCTCCGCTCTGCGGTAAGAATCCATCCTACCTCCATTTTCTGCGGATGTGGTGTATGTCCTAGCATTGCGAATAGCCGCCGCCTTGTCCATGTTTGTGACCGATAAAAGCCTCTTGGCAATGCCTTGCATTGATTCACCTTGCAAGATGCCTTGAGCCACAGCGGATGTGATATGCTGTCTGTTCCAAATGCCATCCTTAATCTTGTTGAGAGTAGGCTTGGGGAAAATATCGGGATTGTCGCTCATCATTCTCTGTACTGTATCTCTGTCAACAAGGGTAAAGCTTGTGCTTGCATCAAGCCCCTTTTCTATCTCGTATGTACCAAAGTTGTAATTAAGCGCATAGATATCGGGGAGAGTGTTATTGACAAGAGCTATTGCCATCTCATCGGTCTGCACCATGTCGCTTGCAATGCTATTCTTGAGGGCTACCCACTTCTCCCCTGTCATGGTCTGATTGTATCGCCATGTTTTATAATCCTGTTCGGACATAAGACCATTGGCAACCTTTTCAAGCATCTTGGCATCCTTTGCCTCGAAGCTCTTAAAATACTTATCACACTTCTCAGATATCTCCTTGTATGCTTGCTGATACTCTCTAGAGATTCTTTGCTCTAGCTTTTTCAATTCGTCATCGGTTGCCTTGTGTCCGTAATCCATTATTCATCCTCACCACCGCCAAATCGGTCTATATCATCGCTGTCCATCTCGCCAAGCACCTCATCCGCTCTGTCTCCGTCACCAAGCACACTCAGAATCTTTCGAGTGACATAATCGCCACTCAAATACTGTGCCGCCTGTAGTAATACTGTGATGGTCTCGGATACATTGATGATTGTTGAGCGTGTGAATGTGGGGCTATCCTCGATATTTGCCAATCTGAGGATTCCCTTTAAGAATTGAAGCACACAATACTCATACTTATCAGCCTTTGCATTAAGAGGCTCGTATGATGCCATAATCTGTGTGGCTGTCACAGCCCCATTTGCAATATTCTTGGTGTCGAGAGCCATGAAATCCTCGTACATATCCGAGCGGAGTCTATCAAGCATCTTCTCTCTCGCCTCATAGGGGATATCCATAGTGTGAGCTTCCGCTTTTGCCCCATCATCTTCGACCATTGCGCTCCTAGTGCGTCTTAGTCTATCCAAGAATTGGGCAAGGTCTACATCATCCATGCCTCCTGCATTCTGTATAATCCAATAAATCTGAGATGCATCATCGATATCGTTTGCAAATCCCGACTTGATAAGGTCATAGCAATCAATGTCCATCTGCATTCCGACAAACTCGCTCTGCTTATACTTATTGCCATAGAGTGGCACAATCGGGAATGAGGGATAATTCTCCCCATCTACAATCTCTTCTCCGTCTGCCTCGCTCTCTCTGATAGTGAGCTTATAGGCTCTCTTCTTATTCTTTACCTCGCCTTTACCATTATCCCACATATAATCGGTGTATCCGTCAAGCTCATAGAGAGTGGCTCTCAGAGGCTTTGTTTCGTCTATCTGCCAAAAGCGGATTCCTGCCTTAAGCATTCCATCCTCTTCATCCCATATAGGCACAAATTCGAGCAAGGAGAATGCCTCAAGGTGGTCAAGATTCCAAAAGCCAAAGGATTTGGAATGTACAAGAGCCTTTTCTCCGAGGTCTTGCAATATGTTGTCGAAGTCTACTCCGAGCTTTTTCTTTGTACTGTCCTCTCCCCATGATACTCCATTGCCAAGGAGATATTGGTTAAGCTGTGTTACAAATCGGTTGAAAAAGTTGGAGCAAAGCTTGTAATTGGCTGAGTAGTTATCGGGTACAGCTTCCCCCGATAAGGTATACAGGAGCTTCTGATATCGTAAAATCGTGCGATTTCGCCTCCTGTTGTACTCATCCGCTAACTTGGCTGTGCGGTATTCCTCCGATGATTTGTGTTTTTGGATTGCCGAATGGACAAAATCAATCCTCGCCTGTTCTTCTTCCCCTACATTGATAAGGTCTTGCGCTGTAATCATAATACCCTCCTATTTGCATTCCTTACAATATGCTTGGTTTTTACAAAGTATCTCATAGCATCCATTAGATGGTCTCTCTCTTTTACAGGCTTATCATCATCGGCATGGATATCCCAAATGTATCCGCTTGCCTCTTTTTTCCAATTCTCGCACCGATTCGATATCTTAATATAACCATTATCAAGGGCATTGGCTGTCTCGTGGATTCCATTAAGCACATCGTTGTCGGCAGGATGTACCTTGTACATGCCTTTCTTCTTGAGCAATGCAATAAAGGATGCCGCCGAGGGGTCTATGATTGTCTCAATCTTTTCCCCTTGTGCAAGCTTTATATCCGCAAGCCATCCCTCTAGGTCTCTTGCATATTGTTCATCGGTTTTCTGAATGCCTGTATCTCTACCGCTGTAGTAGTATTCACGAATAGCATACCATGTGTTATTGATTTTTTCAAACAGTAAACATGCAAAAGCATTCATTGTTCCATAGTCGATGCCTAGAGCGATATCCTGTCTAGTGCCTGTAGGGGGCTCAACAAGGGCTTTTTCCCACATAGGGTATATTAATCCCTCTGCGATGCATCTCTCGCCTAGAATGTCTCTCCTGTACCATGTAGAGCCTATCACATATTGGCTCTCAATCTCAGCTCTTCTCTCGGGGGATATAGAGCGATTGTCGGCAATGGTAAAATGCTCGTACTGATATCCGCCGAGGTATCCATCCATGTAAGCATCGATATAGTTGGTGTATATCGGGTTATTCGGATTGCAAGGGTTTAAATCCCACAGCACTCTCGGCTCTTGTGCGGCTATCTGTCTACCAAATGCGACCTTGATAAAGGATATTCGGCTATCTTCGGAATCAAAATGCTCATTTATCTCGGTTGCTATCCACAATCCATAGGAGTTTCCGAGGATGCGCTTGTAGGAGTCGGCTTTTCCTCCACCTGCGAATATAACAATCTTCTCGCCTGTCTGAGTGTTTATAAACAGGGCTTCATTGTCCTTGTACTTTCCCCAATGGCATCTGCCTCTAAACAGGTTTTCCAATCCGTACCCATTGCAAGCTCCGATGTTAAGCTTGGCATTACCGATTGTCGAGCCACTCGCCAAGTGTATCTTGTCCTTGCATCTCTCAAGGTGCATGGCGGCTATTATACAATGGTCAATGGTTTTTCCACTACGAATAGCACCCTCGGCAACATTTAATCTGTTGTCAAGGGCATTCTTGATGTACTTTATGTGCTTTTTGCTAAATGGCTTCCATTCAATCGTCTGCTCTATCATCTTTTAACATCTCTGCAAGGATGGTCAAATCCTCAACCGAGGATGAGCCTCCATTCATTAGCTTTGCTTTTGCCTCTAGGAGCTTTATCTCCGCATTGAGCTTCTTAACATCTTCCTCTGTTCGGTTGTTGCCTGTAAGCTCCATCAGAAGCTTTATGGCAGGAATCGCTTGCTTGTTCTTCTTGTTCTTGGCGATTTCAAGCAATGTCATCACAAGCAATTCCGCTCCTGTTATCTCTGCCCCATCCTCGGTTTTATACACACCATCAAGGATGGCTTGAGCGGCTTTCCGCATATCGGCTCTCTTCCGCCTTACTTCTCCCGACTTCTTGCCACCTTTCTTCTGTTCTTCGAGTGTTAGCTTGTATCCATTTGGTATAAGGTTTTGCTCATTAGCCATAGTCTCACCTTACTCTTTAACCATATTCCATTCCGTACCGAATCTGTCGATAATCTCTTTAAAATCCTCGAGGTCATGTGGTCTAATGGAATAGGTTTCCTCTCCGTCATCTCCGTCATCGATGCCAACATGGAGAAGCTCGTGGAATATGAGTATTCTCATCTGTTCCTCGGTAAAGTCCTCCACATTAGGCTCAAATACTGTTATTGTGAAATCACAGGGGATTCCCCACTTGTATTTCTCTGCTATCTTCTCGCATTGAGCATAGATGGTCTTGCCTCCGCCAACTTTCTTATGCTCGGATGAGAGATATACAATCTGTGCATTGCTTTTGAGGATGGGCTTTAACACCTCCTCGGTCTCGATAAGCTCTCTGCCAATCTTGGCATATTCTTCGTTTATTGTTCTCTTGTCCATAGTACAATCTCCTTTGATTATATTATATTTTAATTCTCCTCATCCGTCAAATCTTCGTAATCATCCTCGGATACTTCATCATCCCTGTGCAAGTGTGGGTAATCATCCTCATCGGGGATTTGGTTATCGCACATCAGATTGCACATGTCCGTTAGATTGCGCACCACAAACTCTCTGCCCATTGATTCTCCTTTCTATGCGTGTATGTACACCATGTATAGTAATGCCATTATAACCACAGCAACAACCCCTACCGCCATTCCTGTTAGGAATGAGCCATTTTTCTCATTGTCCATGTTACCTCCCTATGATTCCCTCATACTTTAAGCACACTCTCAGCCCCAAGATGAGGGCTAATTTTTCGACATACTCGATGCTAGGCTCTCGCTCTCCCTTAAACCACCTACAAATGGTTACTGTTGTCACTCCCAACCTCTCGGCAATATCTACCTGTGACATCCCAATCTCTGTTGCTCTCTTTTTTAGTGCTTTCATTATATCGCTCATTCAGCTTCTCCTTTCCTTAGATTTTCTCTCCTACTTCCATATAGGCTTTCTTTATCTCCTCATTCAACTCTGCCATTGTCTGCCCTTTTTTGATTCCCACTAAACAGCTAGGAGGTAGCACCATCTCCTTGTAGGTGCATCTCCACAGGTGGAGACAATTCTCAACATTGTTTACATACTCATCCTTGGGAGGATGTATCTGTATTACCGCTTCATTATCGCCAAAGAAAATCTCCTTTATTCGGCACATATCATCCCAAGTAGGGGTTACACTTCTTTGATAGGGGCTTACACTTACATGCTCCCATCCTGCCCCATTAGAGGCTATAAAAGTGCCTTTCCACCTCGGCATAAATATCTCCCCTCTTATTCCATCGATAGATTCTCTCCCAATCAGTATCCTCTTACAGGATAGAATTTCATTAACAGTTTTCATAGCTCCCTCCTTAATCTATCTGTCATAGCTTTGCCTGTTCCTTTGCGTCAACCTCTTTCCATACCTTATATGTCGCATTAGCCAAAGGTTTAAAGATGTATGGATTGTTAAGATTCTTTTGGTATTCCTCGGCTATCCTCTGCGCTATCTCTTCCACCTCTGCGTACTTTGGTATGATTTCCTCAAAAAGTTCCTTTTTGCTTACCCCAAGCATATCGGCAATTACTTTTTGCCATTTGCCATAGCAAGGCTGTTTTTGGTCTAACATAGCCTTAAAACAAGGGTAGTCGATATTTAAAGCCTTGCATATCGCTGATGTACTTATACCCTTTTCACGCATCTTAGAGTAGAGTGTTATTACCCCTCGCTTGCTAAGTAAGTTTTTCATTTGTCCTCACTTTCTCCAATCTGTAAATCCTATATAAGCACTACCGCCCCAATGTTCTACTTCATTGATATTAAACATGACATTATTCTTTTCTGTAGATGTCTTGCCTTTTCTTGATTCATCTGTAGTGGTCACAAATACTTCTGCGTTCATATCTTCTTCAAGTAATTTTACTATCAGTTCCTTTACTTTCATTCCTTACTCCTTTTCTGCCTTGTACTTGTCGATGATTTCAAGCGCACGTTCTAATCCCTCTGTTAATGGGCAAAACCTTAATTCTTCTTTTATCTCGGCTCTTATCTTGTCAAGCACAGATTCTTGCTCTAATGCTTTAATAGCCGAGTCATAAGCATCTATTACTTCTCTGTTCTTCTTTAATTGTGCGTCGGTGTGTGTATTACAATATGCTTTTTTCAATAGTTGCATTATTTCTTTTGCTTTTTCGTTTATCATTCCTTATCCTCACTTTCTGTCTTATAAATTCAATGTGCCGACATTGTTTATATGATAATTGTTTTTGCCGTTCTGTATCACCACCGCTTGTGGCACTTTTAATCCCAAAACACAATAATCTTCTGAAAGTCCGTATGTGCCGTCACCTTGGTAGATATACTCTATCTGACGGATAACATATCTGTCTGTAAATTTTCCTCTGTACCATTCTTTGAGTATCAGATAATCTCCCACTTCAAAATTGCGGTCATTTTTCCGTATCTCAAAATTCTTTTTGTTTGTCTGCACATCTTCAAACCACTTCGGTAGTATCTTTAATTCATGTGTATTGCATGGTATTTTATCTGTCATTCCTTATCCTCACTTTCTGCCAAACCTATCTTGTCTAAATTCCATTCATCGGGCATATGACTTAATGCACAGCCCTCATACAGACAAAACTTGCAACCTTGACATACTCTACGCTCTCGGCAATCATCTTTTATCTCTTGGAGTATTTGCTTTAATTCTTCCTCGGTCATTTCCTCACTCCTTTTCTGTCACCCACTTACCCTCATATTGTGGTAGCCATTCCTTTTCTGCGTCTGTTGGTAACATCTTCGCTCCGCACCTGCCGCAATATGCGTGATATTCTCGTCTGTCTTGCTCTGTTTCTGAATATATGACTTGACCACATTTAGAACATTTCCACCAAATGAAATCTCTTTCACCCTGTTCTTTATTCGATGGTTGCAATATCCAATGCCCTGTCTTTGACTTTGGTGTGACGGGTGGTAATTCTTTAATTTTATCTCTTGCGTCAAGAATAAAATCGAATTTTTTAAGACCACTTGCCGTTAAGCAATCAAGCACCGCCTGTCTACTTATAGCATCCTCACAAGGTTCTTCATCTTTAAGGATAGGGATGCCTATCCCCATTTCTCGCATATTGTTTTCAAGGTTTCCCATGACTTCTTCAAAAGGTTTGTTATTAACCATATCCATCATGGTTTCTGAAATTATTTTCAAAGCTTTATCGTTTGGCTTTGGTGTGACAGGTGGCATCTCTCTTAATATCTGTATACAATCATTGTACTGTGCATATTTTTCAGCCCATTTTCTTCTCGCACCCATAATATCAACCACAGGCATATCGGGAAATAATACTAAAATATTTGCTATTGCATCTTCTCTGCTGATACAATCCCCAACTACTAAATTTTCCTTAGCTGTTGGCTGAATACTCGGTAACAAGCATATTGCTAACCTTGCTCGTTCTCCGTCAAAACCCTCTGGAATTTTGCAACCATAGGCTTCAATATCTTCATTTTCCAACTCGTCCATAGCCTTAATTGCTTGAGTTCTGCTGATACAATCCTCACAAGGCTCTTGCTCTAATGCTTTGATTGCCATTTCCAATGACTTAAAACAATCGGGGTCTGTATTAACACAATGCGGAAATTCAACACAACCGTGGCATAATGACTTGATTTTCTTAATTACTTCTTCGTTTGTCATTCTTGCTCCTTTCCTGAATCTGTCGCAAACCTTTTTACCCATCTTTGTTTCATAAAATGTGGCTTTTCTCTTTGTGGGAATAGGCTTGTTTGCTGATACTCTTTATTTTGCGGATTTCTTACACCTGTCCATTCGATACCACCAGCTTGTCCCTCACATTTAAAACCGCTTGCTTTTAGGCTTGCCCCATTTTCCGTAACAAGCGTATATGTTATTACTTTTTTGTACCCCATATCCTTTGCTATTCGGCACGAAGCGCCATACAGTATTGAGCAAGCATTGTATGTTCCATCTGTGCATACTCTGTTTATTTCAAGTGTTAAGCCATCATCATAATGCCTTGATATTGGTCTACCACAAACAGCTACTCCAACCATTTTGTCGCCATCATAACAGCCTATTGTAAATTTGCACCCAACTGTTTTTCCGTTATGCCTATGAAAACGCTCAATATACTCGGAAGCCTCTTTAAAGGAAATAGGTCTTATTTCAAGGCTCATTTTGTCATTCCTGCTCCTTTCTGTAAGGACTGTTCCACAATTTTTTATCAATTCTAATATCCTTTACCAAAAGACCCTCTGTATTGCCATCATATCCTTCCCAACATTCAATACACTCTTTAAATTCCAAGTTTGGGAATACCACCTTCATCATATTCCCGAAAGTTGCTCCCTCGGGTATTTCGATAAAGTCTACTTTCTCATAGGCTAAATCATAAGCTCTATCAACCTTGATACTCTCTATTGCAAATTCAAGAGCATCTATGGTCTGTTTTCCCTCAACTTCGCAACATATACCCTCAGAAAGTAGCCTTTTCCAATGGTCTAAATGCTCCGTAAGCGTGGCAATTGCCTGTTCTCTATCTGTCATTGTTAGTCCTCCATATCAACCTTTTCCGCCAAGCTTCTTAAGCAATCCTCGCATACCCACTCACCATCAGTAAGGTACATCTCCTCGGCTTCCGCTCCACAATGTGCGCACTTGGTATCATCGCAATCATCACAGATTTTTTCTGTAAATTGTTCTTTGTAGCAATCCCAACATACCTCGCTTCCATCTTCTGCCACATAGAGCGGATTCCATTCATCAGCATACTCATCGCACTTGTCGCAATAGTGCATTTTCACTTCTCTTCTGCCACAATTAACGCATCTTTCACAGCCCACACAATCATTTTCTATCCTGTATCCCATCTTTGTATCCTTTCATGTTCTCTCTGATTATTGATTTATAGTCACCATTGCCCCATGCTGTCCTTTTTCTTCTTTGCTCACCTCCCTCTCCGTCTAAGAATTTAGGTGACATATACTCTGAAACGCTCGGCACTTTACAGCCTTTCAGATATTCCGTTGAGTTTTTCATGCCTTTTTCTGTACCTCTCCCTTGCTTTTGCTCTCTCTGCTTCTTTTTGCTCTTCGGTCATATTTGCCCATCTCTTTTTTGACCTGTCTTTGTGATTTTCGTTGTATGCCCTCTGATAGGCGATTCTAGCCGCCCTATTTGTTTGGTAGTAGTTTTTCTTAGCCTCGGGATTATAGGGGCTTAAATGAGCCTTATCGGGCAATATGCAATCATTGTAGGGGCAATTAAAGCAATCTTTGTTACATACCATTCTTTTCTCCTATCTGCTTTGTCGAGTTTGAGATAAGGTTTTGAATCTCGCTCGGCATCGCCTGTAGCTCTTGCTCTCTTTTTATCATCGTTTCAAAACGCTTCTTGAAATTGCTTTGTACGATTGTATCAATGTCCTCGCTCGGGAGCATTGCCCATTCCCTTAATTGCCCCGATTCTCCTACCATCCTCTTTGCCATCGGGGATAGCTTTTCAAATTCCTCCTCGTGATAATAGATGCCTCGAGAGATTGCTTTTCTTACCTCCCTCCACACATCCACCTCGCTTACTTGCATAAGCTCCTGTGGCTTCCTTGTCATGGCTATCAGCTCCGCTACGCTCGGGGCAAATGCGCTTCCCGATGTGTTTATAAATGTTTTCAGAGCCATCAACAGCACTTTATAATCATATTCCCCTAAAAGTGTGTGCCATATATTTACTGTCTCTGTCGGATTCGCAACCTTGAAATTCGGATAGGTCGCATCGATGATTGCCAATAGCTGTTTACATTCATCTCTAGTCATTAAGCATTCTCCCATCTGCTCCATACGGATGATTCTTTAGGAGCGTTTTGCCTGTTGTCATATTTACCCTCGAGGAGCTTTGTAAAGCTATTCTGATTCGTAAGGAAATCTATATCTGCTTTCCAATGCCTGTCATTGTTGCCCTTACAGAAATCGCTTGCCTCTGCTTTCTGTAACCCCTCTTTGATTTCCTCCCATGAGAAAGCCTTTATCAATGTCCTTATCGCTCTCTTTCTCTTATCCGTCAATTTCTTTACTGATGGCAATGAGGGGCAATACAGGTTGTACAGGTCGAGGAAATCCGATGAGAGCTTTTTCTCTGCCTCCTCTTTTTCATTCTCATTTACATTCTCATTTAGATTTTCATTTAGATTTTCATTTAGATTTTCATTCTCATTTACATTTACATTTACATTATAATTTACATTAGGGGTTTCGGTGGGGTTTCCTTGGGGTTTTCTTGGGGTTATTTCGGGGTTTTCTTTTTTAGGTCTACCCCCTAGCTTGCCGTATTCTGCCCCTTTTTTGCCGTTTTCTCTTCTCCTGTTATTTGCGTCTATCTGAGGCTTGATAAGCTCGAATATTGCACATGCCATCGGGGAGAGAGCTAATTCTTCTTCACACAGCCCATAATCAAATATAGCATTGTATATCTCAAGCTGTAAGCTTGGCTCTAATTTGGAAATAGCCTCGTAGAAGCTACGATAGAATATCATTGAATCATACATATCTCTTGTCCTTTGAAAAAATAAACCCTGTAAATGAGAGATGCGGCTCTCAAATACAAGGTTATTACCGAGCAACCAATATGAGAATCTGTCAAGCAAACTCCGCACAGCTTGCTCGGCACTTATTATATTACCACGATGGTTAATATAATGCAATAGGTTAAAGCGAAAACCCTGCCTCAAATTCTCGATAGAGTTTAAACCAATCCTCAAGGGTCATTGTCACAAGGATTTCATGGTTATCGGTCTTGTGAAAAACCACAGGAATCTTATCATCCTTGGCATCTCTCTTTGCTTGGTCTATCCAATCATAGGAGAAAGCCTGTTTCTTGTAATGCTTTGCCTCTACATGGATGTAAGGGAGACCGACAACATCGGAGGATTCCTCTGTAGCTCCGCAATATTGCTGAGTGCGTCTAGCACCATCGTATCCCTCATCTCTAAATATCTTGGCTAAAGTCCTTTCAAACCTTGCCCCTTTCTGCTTACTGTTTACCATTTTTGCCTCCTTTTTCCTCCAACCAATACACCGAATATCTTACAGGGTCTCCATCATCGTTGACATCGCACACCAAGCTCGATTTGATATTATACCCTTTCTGCTTAAGGTCATGTATCCTCGATGCTAACCTTGTGCATCTGAATTTCTGTATTGCTTGCCAACTTGTTATAGATTTACCGCTCTGTAACCATGCTAATATCACCTCATTCTGAGAGTCCATTCTTGCTCCTTTCTTGAGGGGAGTTTCCTCCCCTCAAATCAACTATCATGGCATTCACTTTTGGTTATTCAATTTTTCGTGTGATATATTTTCCTCACCAAAAGGGTCATTAGACAGTTGGTTAATGGGTTACTATATTCATAGCTCTCTGCGCTATAAATAACTTTTGATAAATTCTCGGATAAATTCCTCTCTGCTTCCGATGTTTTCCTCAAAATATTTCTGCCCGATTCTCTTGAGGATTAAATCATTATTCCTGTTAAAATGCACTCCCTCATTGGATGCGTTATGGTGCATCGGGCAAAGCTTAACAGTTAATCCATACTTCTCACTTGTTGCTCTTCTTCCACTTGTACCTCCCTCGAAGATGTGATGGGTATGCAATCCTCTTGAGTTTTCTGTGTCATAAAACAGCCTACATAAGTAGCATTCATTGTCTTTACCGAGCATTCCATGCCTCCAATAATCTTTTTACTTCCGCATCGCTTATTGTGGGGATTCCGAGGGCTTTTGCCTCCTGTACTGTCGCATCTATGAGCTGTGACATCTCTTTTGCTGTGTAGGTGTGGGATGGTCTCATTACCGCATAGAAAAATAGGGTCTGTCCGTTTTCTATCTTTGAGCCTATCGGCTTAACATGGATGTTCTCCTGTTCCCACATTTTGTCCACAGCCAAATTGGTTTTAATTGACCATCTCTCTCCGTTTTCCATCAAATCACATTGCCCATCTGATGCTATCATTCGGTTTTTCACAAATGTCTCGCTTCTCCCCAATGCCTTGCCTATCTCCCTACAGAGTGTGTGAAAATAGGCATTAGCACTTAGGGAGCGTTTAGGGGAGTAGGCATCCCATTTCAGCTTTACCTCTTTATCCTTGAGCCTCAAATAATCATCCTCCAATGCGGATAATGGGGCATCTACAGAAAATGTGAGTAATGCTTTGTGGTCTACATCGAAAGAAAGCCCTGTATATCTTCCTTTAAGCTCCATTTCTCTCCTTTAGCATTTTCATAATGCTTGCATATCTAGGCTCATCAAGCTCCTCGAGGGATGCAACCTTGTAATTGCTACACAGCTTCGGGATATTAACATTGGAATCCGTAAGGAGCTTGGTAAGAATTTCCACATCCTTTGCGGATATCTTTTTAGGTTCTTCGGGCTTCTTCTCTTCCTCGGGCAAATCTTCGCCTGCGTAGATGTATAGCCCTAATCCAAACATCGCCATATTTTTTGTAAGGCATCGCATGATTGTTTTATTTATATCAAACATGGTAGCCGCATAACAGGTCTTTTCAACCTCTTTGCCATATTGCTTGGCAATGTACTTGTAATCATGGGCTTTCATTGCTCGATTGGATGAGTCCATTACAGGCAACCACATCTCATGGGTAAGGTCTCCTACAGTAATGCTTGTATAGACCATGTACCCTGTGTTTTCATCATACACATAGGGCAAGCCGTTGAATTTCTTAACTTCGTATCTAGCCTCGGGGCATGCTTTTTTAAACTCTGCCCAAGCCCATGTCCACGAGAGATAGGTTAAACCATTCTTGCCCTCGGTATGGTCATTCACGTTTATCTTGTTCAAATCTTCAAAAATGCTCATATCCGCTCTCCTACTTGATTATCACGTTTTTCTTGGTCTCGATGTAGCATCCCTCAATCTCAGCTCCGTTATTCAGAGCTTCCTTAATCTCCGTTTTCCGAGGCTCTTTGGTAATCTTGGTGTATTCCTCGGGGAGCTTGTTTATGTCAAAGCTGTCGGTAAATTCCACGCTTTCGCTCCTCCTGTAGCTGATGGATACTGTGGAATCCTTAAAGGCTTCTCCGTTAAGAGCAATCCCTATCCATCTCTTGAGGCTCTCAAGCTTGTTATCGCAAGCCTCCGCTCTTGCCTTGAGATTCTTGTATTCAGCCTTAAGAGCTTCCGATTCTGCCTTAAGGTCTTTGCACCATCTCGCTACATTGGCAATCTTGGTATTTCTTTCCATGTTGAGGGCATTGAGCCTCTCCATGTCGATAACCTCTCCTGTATCCTCATCTACGCACTTCATAATCTCAGCATCAATCTCATACAATGTCATTTTTTATCCTCCTTGTATCCTATAACTTTGCCATCCTCAACAACCTCTTTAAATCCCTCTTGAGGAAATATGCTTAATCCATGCTCCCCTAAGAAGATGTACCCCACAGCTATCATTACATCCTCTGTGGTTTCCTCATCTCTAAATAGATAAGCCATTTCGGATTTTAGTAGCCTCGCAATCCTGTCCATAAGATTCTCTATGCCATCCACTTTTACACCCTCCCCTCAACGCATTCATGTACAGGCTTTATGTGATTAAGAATCTCCATAACCTCCCATGTTGAAAAGTCTTTCTCCGAGGCAAGGAATACATCGCCTCTAATAACCTCATTGCAAGTGTGGGAATCAGCTAACAGAGAAGCCATCAGATTCGGTGCAAGAGCGTTTGGATTATGCAAAATCTTAACACCCTTAAGCCCTTTTTCATCAAGATATTTGCATTCGCTTTGCTTGATTTCTCCGCCGATATACCACATCACATACTCGGCAAATTCATTGTCTTTCTTTGTCCTTGTTGCAAGCTTTACATCGCCATTCCTGTCGATTATTACAACCATCTTTCCTCCATTCCGATACTCAAGCAATAAAGCTCAAAATATCTGTTAATTACTTTCCGAGAGTATTTCCCAATTTCGCCACATTCTCCCGAATACAAGCTTATTGCAACCATCATATTTCCCTCATTTTGCGCTCTTAGTTGTCTGAGGTATTCCGCACCCTGTCGGATATTATTCTCTGCATCGGTTAAATCTCCCGAAAAGGTGTTTTTATCTAATTGCATCAAGCCAATGTATTGCCCATTTGGGCTTGTGGCATCTGTTCTTCCACTACTCTCGCATTCCACAAATGCTATCAATAGGTTTTCATCAATATCGTTTATTTCGCCATATTTGACGCATAGAGCCTTTATTTCTTCATTTAGGTAAGTTTCCTTGGCTGTACAATTAAAATCGATTGTAGAGCCAATTAAGACCGATAGAAGCAATATTAGGAATTTCTTTTGCATCTCCGATTCCCTATACCGATGAAAACAAGCCCGATAGCCATTAGGATGATAGATGGCATTTGATTCACAGAATCAATAAGCATTGCACCTATACACCATATCAAAATCCCTGTTCCAAGCATCTTTAATCCTCCATGAATACTTCTTGAAATCTCTTGGGAGACATCTTATATCTGTCTCCGATAAACTTCATCTGTGGCTGTGTAAACGTGCCATTCTTCTTCTTGTTGCAAAAGGTCTGTTCTGTAATGCCCATAGCCTTTGCAAGAATCTTTCCATTCTCGTGATGGGCTTTCATCTCAGCCTTAAATGCCTCTTTGTTCATCACTACCTCCTTTCCCGATGCTCCTTTATATTAAAAGATATTTGAATTTTCGTCAAGGGGAAATTCGCATTTCTTTTAATTTGTATTCTCCCTCATATTCAAAATACTTCCTCCCCTGTATAACAATGTATAACCCATCCATTCGGTTATATCGTACCCTCCGCCTGTATTCTTTCCCTTGTAAAATTACCCTTGCTTTCTCCCCCTCGTAAAAGGGGGAGAGTATTTCAAAGCCTCCCATTACATATCCTCCCAACATTTACCTGCCTCTGCTTCGCTCATACCGCTTGCCATGCACCTTGCATATCTTTGCTCCACTCTCCAAGATACAATCTCTTTGATTCTTCCGTAATCCTTGCCCGATACAGGATGTGATGCCTTGCTTCTGAGAGTCTCTGCTTCATCAAGAAGCTCCCACAAATCTCCCTCATCATTGATGGTCTTTTTTGCTACTACGAATGGAGTGGCAATCTTTCCATCTCTGATATCGTACATTAGGCAAAATATCTTATCATGCATGCTCTCGAGATTGAAAAGGTATGATTCCTTTACAGGGTATCTCTTTTCCTTTACATTACCCTCGATTGCCTCGAGCTTTGCTTGCACTCCGTTTCTGCCATATTCCTTTGCAATCGCCTCGGCATCCGCCTTATCTGCGTCATTGAAGAACTTGTACCATGCCTTGAAGTCGGGATGCCATCTAAAGCCCTTTCCCTTAATCTCGTATCTGATTCCGTATGTGTTTCCTGTTAGTATAAGCTTAATCATGTTCATTTCCTCCTTACAGGAGGGAGGCTTTATACCTCCCTAAACCTTTCAACCTTTCCTGTTTCTGTGTATTGTGTTTCACAAATCCCATCGAGTAAAATCTTTAATACTGTCATTGGGAGATTGTCTTTTTCGGTGTATTCGTATTTTCTTCCGTTGGTGTAATGAACCTGTGTGAGAACTCTGTTCTTGTTAGTAAATCTTACGATGTGATGTATCATATTCATTTCCTCCTGTGGTGTAGGGGTTATCCCCTTTCGATGATACAAGTATACACCCATAGCACAGGAGATGTCAACAACTTTGTTAAAAATATTTTTAATTTTTTTTACCCTGTCTATTTGCCTTTATAAGCCCCTTAAAAGGTTTATGCTAACACTCGATAGGATAGCATCCATTAAGAGGCTTGTAGGGGCAAATAGCCCCATTAGATATACCAACATTTAAGGCTACCATCTGCCTTGTGCATCACCACATTGTTACTTTGCACTATAAACCCTGTGATGCCATCGTTGGAGTATTCATATCCGCCCTCTCGGATTGGCTTTACTGTAGCTTCAATCAGCTCGATAATGTCTGCTAAACTCTCTTTTGATACCTGTATACGCTCTATTTGCCTCATTAAGCCATGTCCTCCTTATCTTTGGTCGCATACCGCCTGTAAGATGCTGTAGCCCTTAAATACCCTGTAAATGGTCTCTCCATCCTTGCTTACAGGATAGCGGATGCCTCCTCGCTTTCCAATAAACAGGTGCGCTCTGTCTCGGGCTATTAGTGATGCAAGTGTACCCTCATCATTTTTCAATCCATACTCTACTACCAAGGAGATGAAATACTTGCAATCGCTTATCTCCCAAATCTTTATCTCATACTCATCGCTTAATAGCTCGGATTCTACCAATGCCCTAACCCTTTCTAATGCCTGTTCCTGTGATTTTGTCATTTTCTTTTCCTCCTTAACATCCTTGCCATCCATGTCTACAAAAGCTGTCTCTTTGCTCCTTTGTTTCAAAGGATACTATAACCTTGTTTTGCTCATCATAGGCAAAATAGAAATCATCTTTTGCCCTCTTAAGCCCGATTGCCTCGATTATTTTGGTTGCTCTGTTTTCATCTATCGCCTTAAACATCGCCTTGCTCCTTATCTGCGGAGGATTAACCGCCTCCGCTCGGTTTGCTGTTATGCTACCTCGGTTACTCTTACATAAAGAACATCAAATCCTGTCTCTGCCCAACATCTGTTAGGGCTTAACCTCTTAACCTTAATCTTGCCTGTCTTGATGTCTACATCCACAAGCTCCGCCTCGTAATTCATCCATGTTCCATTAGGCATTGCCTTTACTCCTACGATTATCTTTTTGCCCTCGTGCTTTACCTCGAAAGCCTTGCGATTGATGGTCTTTACAAATTCCTGTTTGCTTAAGTCTGTAGCCATGTACATCGGCTCGATAATGTTGTTGTAATCCTCGGTGCTTACTTCGTATCCTACGAGTGCTTCAAATTCTTGCTTCATCATAATGGTTATCCTCCTTAGTGATTTGCTTTGCAATACTCTTTTGCATCTTTCAGATATTTAAAGTTTTTGCCATCAACCTCGTAATAATTGCTGTGGTCATACCAATTATAGTAAGTGTGGATGGTTGCCACTACCGCATCATTTACAATCGCCAAATAACCAAATTCATACTTTCTAAACTTCATATCCTGTACCTCCTTGAGTGGTGCTTGTTTCTTAATTCTCTTCGAGTATACACCCATATATACAGGATGTCAACAGGGAAATTAAAATTTCCTTTAATTATTTTTGGCATAGGTTTTACCCTATGCCAATTCTACGTTACCGATATTGATTTTCTTGCCATCTTCAAAGTACACATAATCTGCTACAGGTCGATGGTATCTGTCATAATAGGGCTTGATGGCTGTTACCCTGTTAGTGTAGCCATGCTCAAGAGTCCTACCCTTAACCACCTTAACCATATCTCCCACACTTATAACCCCTCTATCGTGAAGCCATTGCTTGCGCACCTCCTCATTTATGCGCATGTTGTACTCCTCCTCATGCTCCCTCTCCACTCTGTAATCATCGTTATCCCAAATGGTCTCGGTGTAGCTATCCTTTGTCTCGGGGTTATAGAATGTCGCTGTTGTTGTAGAGAATCCGCACTCTGCTACTTTGTAGTATCCCTGTTTAACCATATCCTATCTCCTTATCTTAAATAAAATCTGATGGTTTCAATGTCTTTCTGCGTGTTCATCGCATCCTCAAGCCTGTATGCAAGAAAGTCTTTCTCTAAAAATGTAAGTCTGATGATGCCTGTAAAATTCTCGGTCTTGTTATATGCCCTTAAAGCCTTATCGCAAATGCTCTTGCCCTCTCCGCTTTCGTAGCCCTCGGTT